TTTTCGGGTAATAGATCAGAGGTATAGTTTGTAATCATAAATTTGACAAAGAATGTATGTGAATAACTTAAGCCATTCTACGCCAAAATACTAGTTAATCTACTTAGTATTTTCTTTTTGGCGAGTTCCCTGCACCTGGTTTTTTATCATCCCACTTTGTACCACCAGGCAATTGTACATTCTTGTTTTGAAGGTTAATATCAAAATCAGCTGATTGTTCAGCTTCTGTTCTTTCAGGCTTAATATTAATTTTAGATTTACGTCTTAATGAATCAGGAACCGGGCCTCTATTAATGCCATCATCTTGAAGATCAAGAGACTCAATAGGTACTGTCATTGGATTACGATAAAGACCAGGGGCATATTCAATAATAACATCTGCAAAGATAGCATCAGGAGATTCTGTCCCACCACGATAGTTTTGAGAAGTTGTTGGGTAAACTGATTTAAGAGCTGAAACTCTCAAGTTAAGATCAAAATTTGGATCCATACAAGCTTTAACAATGTCAATGAAGTTCTGACCTTTACCCTTAAAGAACTCCATAGAAAGAACATTCTTTTTAAAGCGAACTCGATCTCCAATAAGAAAGCCTCCCTGTTGATACCGTTCTAAGACATTTTCGTATAATACATCAAATTTTGTTTCCATAGTTATTCTGATATTATTTATGCAACTCTTGTACTAAATAATAGTGTAAATGGCCATAAAGATTAAAAGTTTAGAAAAGATTGCAAATACTTATACTGAACAGCGATTCATCTACAAAGATTTATCTCTTGATTTAGCTCAAACAAAAATACAAGCCCCTGGCTTTAACATACCCGTACCTGGAGCTGATATTAAAGCGTCCTTTGATCAAGCAGCAATAACAAATTCTTTGCAAAACCTTTTTGGCACCACACCAGGTCAAAGATTTTTATTTCCTGATTACGGATTAGACTTAAAAGCTTTCTTATTCTCACCAATTACAGAGGCTAACGGTAATGCACTCGGTAATAGAATCTTTGGTGGTATCAGTACCTGGGAAAATAGAGTAAGTGTTAAAAAGGTGCAGGTTAACCTAGACCCCGATAATAATCAATACATTATAAATATTATATTAGAAATACCCGCTCTTAATGTTACAACAAACATCAACACCATTTTAGATATTAAGAAACAAACCTTTCAAGTACTACCAACATCAAGAACTGTATAATTTATGGCTACCAACAATATTCAAGAATTCCCTATACAAAAAGATAATTATGTAGCTTTTGATGCTATGTCATTACGTCAGCTTATAGTTGATCGTATAAATGAACAAAAAGTATTTACAGATCAAAACTTTTTAGGGTCTAACTTAGCATCAATTATTGATATTGTAGCTTATTCCTATAATACCCTAATTTATTATCTTAACAAAACCTCTTCCGAGTCTATGTTTTCAGAGGCCCAGCTTTATGAAAACATTAACCGAATTGTAAAACTTATAGACTATTCTCCTATCGGGTTTCAAACCTCAACACTTTCATTTAATTGTTCTGCATCAGTTTTACCTCAAGGTCTTTATACAATTCCAAGATATGCATATATTGTTTCAAACAATACCCCTTTCTCTTTTAATGAAGATATCACCTTTATTAAAACTCAAAGTACAATAACTGAAAGTTTAAATGAACTTGCACAACAAAAACTTTTGTATCAAGGAGAGTACCAAGAGTATCCAATATATACAGCTACTGGAGAGGATTACGAAACTGTTATAGTTAATACAGGTATCGATTTAGTAGATCATTTTAATATTGATGTATATGTTAAGTCTAGATTAACTGGCAAATGGGAGTTTTATCAAAAAACACCAAACCTGCTTTTAGAGGATAGTTCTGCAAAAAAATATGAAATTCGTTTAAACTCAAATAAACGATACGAAATTAAATTTGGTAACAATATTAATGGAGCAAAGCTTCAACCAGGAGATATTGTAGGAGTCTATTATTTAGCTTCTTCTGGCGATAACGGAATCGTAGGTCCAGGTATACTAAACCGTCAACAAACAAGACTAGTAAACTTTAATACTGTCCAATACAATCAAATTGTTACAGATATTCTACAAGACCAGTACAGACTATTAACAAATAGTGAAATGTCCTATTTGACATTTTATAATTCTACTAATTCTACTCTTCCAAAACAAGCAGAAACTGTTGAAGATATTCGTAGAACTGCTCCCTCTAATTACCGTTCACAGTACCGTCTTGTTACTACAAGAGATTATGAAACATATGTTAAGACCAACTTTACTAACCTTTTAGCTGGTGTTAAATGTATCAATAACTGGGAGTATGTATCTGGGTATTTGAAATATTTTTATGATATTGGTTTAACAGATCCTTCTAAGACTGAAAGAGCTTTATTAAATCAAGTTTATTATGCTGATTCTTGTAACTTTAATAACCTATATCTATTAGTTGTACCTAGATCAGGATCTCAAAATTTAGACTACTTACTACCTGCTCAAAAAGAACTAATAAGCTCTTCTTTGCTTGGTGTCAAAATGGCAACAACCGAAACTGTTTTTATGGATCCGGTCTATAAAGCTATAAGCTTAGGTATATCTTCATCTCTAACTACTGCTAACCCTACAATTGACGAAGATATATGCCAGCTTGAAGTTATAAAAAGACCTTCTTCAAGAAGAGGTAGTAGATCTATTACAAACGATATTGTTGATATCTTCACAAATTATTTTAGTAGAGATGAACTCAAACTTGGACAAGTAATTGACACTAGAGTTTTAACCCAAAGTATATTAAATGTTGATGGTGTTGAAACCTTTTACACTACCCGAACTGATGACCCAACAATCAAAACTGAAGGCCTATCTCTTTTCTTTTGGAATCCGTTATATCCTGAAAGGGATATTACTGTAACTACAAACAATATATCATTAAAGTATTTTGAGTATCCATTTTTTAACAACCTTGCAACTCTTGCAAATAAGATTAAGGTAACAGCCATTTCAACAGTTTTCGAAACAATAGAATATTAAAATGCTTGACACTAAGTTTACAGTTACCCCTCAGACTGGTTTTGTTTTAGGTACTGAGTTTACCGTAACAAACTTAACCTCAGGAGCTACTATTGAACAACACACCTGGGACTTTGGCACTGGAGAACTTCAATATAATGTAACTAACCCCACCTTTATTTACAAGTACCCTAAAAGCTATACAATAACTCTCACAGCTATTGATATAGACGGAAATACCAGTACCTTTTCTCAAGACATAACAGCAGATATTCTTTATAGGGATTATATTAAGTTTTTACAAATACCTGAAAAGTTTTCAGATCCCGGTAAAGAAACCGAGGAGTTGTTTAAAATAGAAGTGCTAACTTCTAATATTAGTAATAGTTTAATAGTTGATCTTTTCGCTGCAAATTCTAACTCTACCCCTTATCAGTTTATTCCCGAAAAATGGAATTTTTTAACCCCTACGTGGAAATTTTTAGATAAAGATAGAAATTTTATTACCTCTCTTTCAGTAGTACCTACACCTATTTATCAAAACAATCGGGTTGTTGCCTTATCAGGGACTGCCGAGTTTTATTATATAGATTCTTCAAGTTCGGGAGACCCTACTATAAACTGCCCTATCCTGATTACTGCAACATTACAAACATCAGGTTTTACTAACCCAGAAGATTCAAATATATACCCTTACTCTTCTTATGCAAACAACGAAACTGTACGAGCAGGTGTTATATGGCAAGTTAATAATCTATTCCCTAATCTCTTAAAAGTAACCGGTAATTATATAGACAATATATACTCAAAGCAATGGCAGGGGGTAAAGATACCTGTTATGGTTACTGCTCACTCAAATCGAGCTCTAATACTTCCCGAGGGAGAAGATTCAGTTAGTGAGGTTTTATTTTCCTATCCCTCTACAAATACTTTAGGTAATATAACCCCTTTAACACTTAATCTATTAAATGTGCCTGCTACTGGTTACACTATAGATGAATCTCCTCTCTATTTTCAAACAACCGATAAAGATAACTTTAAATCAGGGGGTTATGTCTTTACAACTATAACATGTAATACCGCAGTAAACATTACTTCAATTGTATCTTCATCTGTTGCTAATTCTAGTCTTGTACCAGCTAGAAACGGGTTTATTGACCCCAGTCCCTATTCTCCGAACACATCGGTCTGGGTATCTAACCCTGAGAAAAACACCCTTAATAAAATAACCCTTGTACCTGATCCTGGTAATTGTAACACTATTCAATATTTTAAGGATAGGGGTATTCTTACTGATGGTATTGTTAAAGAGGTGTCAGTACCTTCTCTAAGCACTAATTCTACGTTTAACTATACAATGTCAGGATTTTCGGGCATTTATGGTATGGCTGTTGACCCTCGCAATTATGATCTTATAGCGTGTGATACCGAATTAGACCGACTATACCGTATTTCAAATACCGGTGAAATTTTAAACACATTTGAACTAACTAGCTTAAATGATTTTAACCCTAAACAGAAATTTTTAGAAAACTGGCAGTGGACAACACCCTCCCCTCTATTATCTGCTACTACTTACGTCTTATATAAACCTACACCCCTCTCAGATAATCCAAAAAATTATATAGTTTTAGTAGGTGGTGTTATTCAACCTACTGATATTATTCAAATTGATGATGCATATCGCACTTTACGTTTAAATATATCTCCAAGTTATCCCCCGGAAGACGTAGAAGTTAATGTAATGCAGATTTTTAATCCGGCTTTACCAAACAAATATATAACCTCCCCTTACACTTTTACGGCTACTCCCTCAGTACCTACAACAACATTTACTTTAACAGGTGCTCCTTCTCTGTCTTCAAATCCAAACTACTATCTTGTCTCAGTAGATGGAATATTACAGCATCCCTCTACATACACAATTAATAATACTAATAAAACAATAAAACTAGGAGGACCTGTACCAGCCAATACTACACTTTTTGTTCATTATCTTCCTTTAATATTACCTCCAGCTGAATGGACATACTCTCTAACAACTCAAACAAGCTCTTTACAATTAGATAACACAACTGCTAATTATCGCAATGATCCAAACTCTGGGTTTATAATAAGTATTGGCGGAGTATTGCAAAACTCTCAAAACTACACATACAATTATACAACCAATACTCTTAATTTTAATTCTACACTTCCACAAGGTATTCCAATATCAGTTAGGCAGTTATCGGTACCAGAAAATATTGAAACTCATGCTGCTTATACCCCTGCAAGCATTTCTTTAGATAAAAGTTACAATATTTGGGTTTCTTTGTTTAATAGTGTTTCAGTGCTAAAATTTGACAAAGATTTTAATTTACTTTTTACAACTGTTCCTTCTGGTGTTAACTGGGTTTATAGACCTGAAACCGTTTTTCCAATAGGTATTGATTATCAGTCTTCTCAGTTTGATGAAACCCCAATTCATGTAACCCCATACGATTTTAAATATGATTCGTTTTATAATGAATTCTTCTTAAAGCCGACAGTAGTTGAAACAGACCGAAATAATAACTGCTGGGCTACGTATTCAAACCCTTTGTGTTGTTTACTTGTACAGTATAACAGTCAGGGATCAGCTATTAAACAAATACCACTTCCACCTTATACTATGCCAATTAATATGGCAATTAACGCTCAAAATAATCTCTGGGTATCTAATTTTCACGGTTCAACTTACAGTAATGTAGCTCTATCAGGTAGTATACAATTATATAATACCAGAAATTCAACTCTTCTTACTACAATAACAGGTATTGCCCGTCCGGGTCATATAGCTGTAGACAGAAATAACAACCTTTGGTTCTCTCACAGTGTAAGAAAAATAGGATATTATAATACTAGTACATCTCGGCTATCTACATGGGCTCTCGAATTAACAGGTGGGTTTACTCAATACACCTTAACCTCTGCTGAACTTTTATCAGGTATGGAGGGTTTTGAACAACAAGAGAATGAAGAGAATGATGAAATTGGAGGACTAGCTGTTGATGTATATAACCGAGTCTGGATTTTGGATAACTTGCGTAACTTTGCTTGGGTAATTACAGCTTCTCCTAATTTCGAAACAGCTCCTTGGAGATATTTTAAAATACAACCAAACGCCACAATTGGTTATCATTTAGATTTAGATAACTCTTTTACGTATACTGTTTCAAGTGATTACTATTATTTTAAATCTGCTCAAGCTACTGGAGATTGGACAGGTAATAAATGGTATCAGAAATATGCAAATATTCAAGAGTTAGCTGCTACAGCAATATCAGGCACTTCAACACCTTTTAGTGTTACGGAGTTTGTAAATAATAATCAAATTCGTCGATTAAATGAATCCTTTAATACTTCTGAATATTATAAATCTTTAGCTTTACCAGAAATATTAAATTCGAATACAGTACTTTTTGATCAATTTTTCGCAGCTGCAGTTGGCACTGGCTACTTGAGTGCTAATGAAGATATCGGTCAGGTATCTTACGAAAAAATTGCTAACTTTGTCTTAAACCACGCTGACATTGATACCTGTAATATTGATCAGTTATTATCTTTAGCTGAAGAAACCGGTGTAGCTGCCTCTGACTATAGCGCTGTGTACCCAACTGATATACGCAATATGATAGATATTGCATCTGTATCAAGATCAAAACTTTGGGGAACGTTAGATAATACCCCTATACCTCTGCAGAGTGTTGGAGAACAGTATAACACTCTTACTGACTATGTTACAGCAGGAACTAAGATATATCTACGAAATAAATACGACAACTCTTTAAGCTTAATACCAGTACCCCAAGAAGGCCCTCAACTTGTTTACCCGCTGTCCTCTCTATCAGCTTATGGTTTTGCACCACCTATTTTAACTAATTACCTATTTTACAAGTACGAACCTGTATATTCTGGAGATTATATAGAAAATGTAATTGACTGGGAGTCTCCTCATACTACTCAATCTCCTTATCTTTCATCGGTTCAGGATTGGTACGGAGATGAAGGAGCTATAGAAACAACCTTCAGATACTTGTTAACTAAGAATCTTTTTCTTAAATAATCTAAGTGAGTATAGGTAACCGTCAACAAACTTTACAATACGCCCGTCCTACATTAATCACTACTTCTTTGAGTGATGTAGACGCTCCCTTTTCTTATCAGGACTGGTATAGATCCCATAGTGGTATAATACCAGGACAGGAATATAAACAATACAACGAATACCTTGTAGAATGGTATAAAGATAAAAGTAGACAAGTTACGGATCAAAAATTACAAATAAAACTTAACTATCTTACTCTTTTAAAACAATTACAAATATTTTTTTCAAACGAAGAGATTGAAAACTGGTATAATAATGTAAATGTAGAAGATGAAAAAGAGCTTCTTTTAGCTATTCCTTATTTTGCAAGAAAATTAAAAGAGATTTCTCTTTATTATTTTAAATTAAGAGAGTCAGTTAAACAGTCTAAATTAAAATATAACTTGGCTGGTTCCAACTTTGGTATTACTCAAGAGCTTCAAAAGTTCATTTTACTCAATTATACTCAAAAGCCTAGCGACGCTATTTCTCTTCCTGCTTCGATTTGGAAAAACGTGCCTGAATTAAGCTCTATTAAGGATACTATAGGTATTCAAATTGAAGAACTTTATGATTCGCAAAACTACTTAGATCACTCTTCTACTGTCCCAGTTTCAGCATACTATGATCTTACAAATACCGATTTAGCTAACTTTTTAAGTACTAAGAATCTCAATCTAACATCTACTGATTGGGTTTATAAGTTAGGTATTTACCCACTATCTGCAGACTATCTATATTTGTCTGGCGGAGATTTAACTGAGTTAAGTTTAGATCTTTCAGAAAAATATCTCGGCGGAGACATTTATACTTCTTTTAGCTCTCAGCCAAGCACCCAGGCCGATTTTTATACTTTAGATATTGAACAAGGTAGTAATTCGTTTTTCTGGCCTTACGGTGTTTATAATACCTATGCAAAAACGTTACCTATCTATGAGCCTGTAGCTCTAAGTAGCTTAGATTTTTCAACCTTTGGTACAGCAGGCTCAAGTTTAGAAAATGCCGATACAATTTTTGTAAAAACAACCAGAGGCACACAAGGAGCCTGGTTAAGAAGACCCGAGATAAATTATCAAGATGTAAATATGCTTGCTGAACTTCAGGCATCTAGCAAAACCGCATTTATTTTCCCATATCCGGGTTATGGGCTGTCTGCAGAAGATATTGAATGGACTGGTTATGAACTAGTTTCAGACCCTAGATACTCATTTTTAGAGACAAGGTTACAGCAAGCAATACAAGAAGCATACTGGTCAAATCAGACTGAACTTACTGCAACAAAAATAACAAAAATTAATGATACAACTTTAACAGATAATAAGGCTTATCCAAATAGTAATTTTAGTCAAGCTGATAAAATACGTATTTGGTCAGTACCACCCAACTATACTGACGGTAGTTTTTCCGGTGAACAAAAAGAAGCGTGGCTTTATCGTTTTAATAAGACTGATATATCTGTAAAAGCTAATAGTGATAGTACAATTGTTTGGCCGTACGAAAAAATAGACCCGACTCAAGACTATCCAAATTATTATCCGGAAAATATATCTAATATCTGTACCCCTCTATTAGTCTCAGATATTGATTTTATTCATGCAACTGCCGGAGATGCTTTATCAAGTGCTGATGTTATTTACAAATTAACAAATTATAAAGATACAATTGAAGATGCCACCGAGTGCTGTTGGTTATCAGGTAAACCTCTACTGATACCAGGAAGTAATATTATAGCCACTCAACAACCCAGTTTTCAAGGTCTTTTTAAATCTGGTACTTATAACCGCTTTATTTGGAACGGACCAAATAATACAGATGCTAATACAGTATTTCGCTCAATAAACCACCAGCCTGATTGTAAATTTGCATCTACACCAAATACCTCTTATACAGACTTTAACTTATGTACTTGTAACTCGGTGTTGTTCACCCCTCTTGGTCACCCAGGTAATACATATACTGATAATCAGTCATTTACTGATTTTATTATACAAGATGACAGCACAGCTTCTAATATAGATTTAACCTCTTGGACCGATCAAACAGGTACAACATATCTAACAAGTTCTGATTTTGCTTGGTTTAAAACTAATACTAAAATTGGTTGGGGGGACGGTAAATGGTATTCAGGCAGTAATAAGTTTGGTAATAACCTATTATTACAAAACGGAAAACAATATATATATTTTAGAACAAGTATTCGTACAAAAGATAAAGAAGAGGTTATATTGCCTGATTTAATTGCTCGGTATAGTATTCAGCCATCAACTAATAGTAACTTTAGTTGGATAAAAGCAACAAAGTCAGTTGGAGATACCACTACTACATGGGTTAACTCTAACGAACCTTCTAATATGGTTTTAACCCCTGGAGATATTTTAATATACTCTCGAAAAGAAACATCTTCATACTCTTTAACTAGCGCAGAGCTACAACCTATAGATGTTTCAGAAAATAGAGGGTCTATCTGGACAAGCTTTGATTATATTTCGATTGGCCCAGATAAAAATTTTGTACTCAGTTATCCTTATGAAACATATACTGATCCTGCTGCTTTAAATGCTGCTAACCCAGCTTATCCACAATACCCTGCTTTAAATTTAAATAGTAATATAGTATCCATTTTACAATGGTCCTTATCTGCCCCCGGGCAACCTTTACAGTATTTTAAAGATCAGCCTAGTATTTTAATAACCCCGACTCTTTCTGGTCTTTACACTTTTGCGGTTACAGCATTATCAGCTAGGATTGAAATATCAGGTGGAACCTTTTATTATGCAAATACCGGTTACTACACATTCACCAACATACCACCTGTAACTGCTATACCTAATGTAGGGTTAGTTCAATCATTAACTGGCTATAATACACCGGTACCCGGATTTGTTCTTAATACCCCTTTAAAGGGGTGGGACTACAACCGAGGTGTTGCCACTCAATATACTAATCCCCGTTTTGCCGGAGCTAGACCTTTTTGGGCTAAGACTTATCTAGATAAAGATCTAGCTACAGAATATAAAGGTATTGAATCCTGGGGAACACCTTTACGTTTAGTAGACGATCATAACGTTGTTTCTCAGCCTGAAATATCTGATATAGAGCTTGAGACCGGTACCCGTGTTGAATATACCCGAAATTATCCAACCCGAGTGTATTGGAATCAACCCATACAGCTTCAAGCTATTGATCAATCTAGTAAATGGTGCACCCTTAACTTTAATACCACAAGTACTGCCAACATAGCGTCTCTTTTAAACAATAGTAATGTTGAATTAGTAGTAACCCCTACAACCGCTACCAGTAATTTAGTATTAGAAAACCTAGTAGACAATCAACCAGTAGAAGTTAGTTATAATGCTTTAAACTCCTTTACCTGGAATATTACTGCAGTACCACAAATAACAACAACCTCTTACAGAGATATATCGGCTAATTTAGCTATACAAGCATCAGCACCTTGGGCTAATTTAACCAATCAAAACTTTCCAACTGTAGCAGCATTCCCATACGTTGGAGACAATCTTTACAGTGTTCAAGATTCAGGCGGTTACTCAACTCCAAATAATTTAGGTGCTACCGTTTATGTAGATAAAGACTACACAACATCTCTAAACCTTACCTCAGAAACACTTCTTCAATACTTTCAAGATAAAAATAAACGGGTAGATGGTAGAGGTTTAGCTAAACAAGATATACCAACACCGTATACAGAAATATTAGAAAATAATATTTGGTTAAAAGAACCTATTGTAGCTGGACCAATAGCGGGGATTATTAAAAAGAGTGTATTTAAAAAATATCAAAAATTTTTACCGTACCAGTCCGGCATTGAAACAAATAGTAGATTAAAGATCGGACTTTTAACCCCTGTATCCCGTCAATCTCCATGGACTGGTAAAGAGGACTCAACTTGGGGAGATATTGCTAACAAGCCAACTACATTTACAGGGGAAGTAGATGTTGAAAAATGGGCACAGTCTCAAGTATTAAAACAAAATAATCTCCAGGTTGATAATTGGGTAACTGACGTTTATGGCAACCAGTACGGCCTTTATAAAGATATAAGAAATATTCCGTCTGTAAACCGTAAAGAGGTTTTAGGAGAAGTCTGGGTAAGAGACAACGCTCAGCATGTAAGACCAGCTTATATATCTCTATCAGCAGTATTTGATACCTATACTAATACAAACCTAATAAATGAATTAACCGGTATTAACGGTATTAAAAAAATAGATGTCTTCTTTGATACTCTTTTTGTTCAGACAACCGGTTCTGCTATTTTTGAAAAATTAAGTTATAATTATGATACTGATAATATCTTTAGTATTTCTGATAATGCTAGATATATTTCCCTGGCAATGCCAGTTTCTACATCCTTTATTCGAGAATTTGCTAACACTAACTTTTCAGGTTATACATTTGCGAAGGCTGGGGAAACTTGGTTTTTCCCTCAAGAAAAAATAGTTGTTATTTCAGTATGTGGTTATAAGGATAATACACTAACACCAGAGCTTTATAGTTATGACCTCAATAGCTTAACACTTAAAAAGATTTTTCCTGTAACATCGGGAGATATAAACACCTTACAGAGTCTGTCAAGTGTAAGTTTATCTTCTATTAACGAACCTCTACTTTCCCATAATACATTTAAAAGAGAATATCTTTTTGTAATTTCCGGAAAAGGTAATAATAGCGAAGATATTTTAATAGAAATTAATATTAAAGATTTACCACAGCTTGAACTTGATATAATAAGTATATACTCATCTCTATCAAGTAGTACTATTTTTGAGCCACCAGCCATACTTCACGATCTCAGTGTGACCCTTGAAGGGGTAGAACAGACTGAAGTTCTTACTATTAGTGGTAACAACCCACTAGTAACTATCGCAGGAGAAGAAATAGTAGCAATTGTAACTCTCGATACACTTAATTTTCAATGCACAGCAACCAGCGCACCAGTTACATACACCCCCGTGTCTCTACCTTCTTGGGTAACCTTATCAGAAACAGGGCTCTTTGAAGGTACCCCTCCATTACTCGCAAGTACTTATTTAGCAACATTTACTGTAAATAACGCTATAGGCCCTACCTATTACTCTTTAAATATTACCGTTCGATGAATACAAATTTTGTAATTTATAATGCTGAAACAGTACCAAGTAATTATTCTTGGGATAACGGTTTGCCCTTTGAGGGTATTAATACTGCTAATGCTTATGCAACAACAGGCTACACCTCTGGCTATGCACCAGGCCTCAAGGTGTTATTTTATAATAGAGAGTCTCAATCTGATTTTGGGTTTGATGAAATTAGTTATAACTGGGATTTCGGAGATTACTATAATGATACGAATAATAATATTTCTTTGTCTTGTATATCCTTAGTAGAACATACTTATATAATGCCAGGTATTTACACCGTATCTTTAAGACATATACAGTCAAGAAGGAGAACAAACTTAGACCCAAGCGTAGAGGCAAGACTTTGTTTAGGTAAATATGATGTTAATTGGTATTGGAGTAATTTAGAGTGTGGTAAGTTACAGCAAGCAACTTGGGATCAAACAATGTGTGTACCTCCATCATCTGTTACTTCCCCAAGACCTAAATGGTGGGATAGTGAAACACAGTGCTTTCAAAGGTATTGTAAGTTTTGGTCCTGGTATGATCTAGCAAATTACTCTGATAGCGCAAACCCGATACGCTGGAGTGAAACTATTACCGATGC